CATCGCCGAGAGGAAGCTCATCCTCCGGCATTGCCCCAACTGCGGTGCGGAGGTGAATGCATGACCATCGAGTCACGCATCATCGAGTACGCACGGACTGCGGGATGGTTCACCTCCCGTCAGGTACACCGCAAGCTCCATCTCTTCAACTCCGCGAATACCACGACCATCCTGAAGAAGATGGCGGACAAAGGGATCCTGATCAGAAGGGAAAGTCATCAGAGAGGATTCACCTACGAATATCATCTCGCGGAGGTGTCTGAATGATCGAAGGCAGGCAGATCTCATTCCGCATGAGCTCCGAGGAGCTCGCCAAGATGAGGGAGTGCATGGCCAAGGTCGGCACCGAGAACACGTCGGAGTTCGTGCGCAAGGCGATCTTCCGCTACATCAAGAAGAAGGGATGCGCAGAAAGAAAGAAGGAGGTCCAGAAGAGTCTCACCGGTGAGGTGAGACTGTGACGAAGGTCATGATGGCCTGTGGCCACACATCCAACTCCACTGAAAGGCTCCGCGACGGAACCACAAGACCTGCATGCGTGATGTGTGGGTGCTTCACCGTCGACGATACTTTCACCGGGATCCCGGAGGGGCGCATGGCCAGGTGCACGGACTGCAAGAAGACCGCATCTAGCAACGTCGATCTCCCATTCTTTAAGTCATGTCCGGACGAACCGCTGGACAGCTACTACTGTGGATGCTGGGGGTGGGACTGATGGTATCGCAGACCGCTGTTCTCAAAGCGATCCGTTCCGCAGGACATCCCGTCACGGTTCAGGAGATCACGGACATCATCGGCCCACAATGCCGGATGGACAGATCCTCCGTGGTCGGCGAGGTCGCCACCAGATGCAACGCGCTGAAGAAGAAGGGTAAGATCGAGAGATGCGGCATCAACGCATGGGCGGTGGTCTGATGAACATCATCGGAGGCCCGTTCATGCCCGACCCCGTCTACTGCGACCGCAGATGCAAGTTCAATCCTCATGGGGTATGCACTAAGAGGACGCAGACCCGGATATCGAACACCGCGAGATGCCCATTCTTCTCTATCGAGGTGCAGGAGGATGAGCCTGATGCCTGAACAGTTCGAGATGGAGCGTCAGGGCGCATGGGGCGGGATCTCTGTCCTTCTGGACGATGCCAAGGGGCCGGAGGAAGATGAGGATGAATGCGAGGAGGGGTGCTGTGCACTACAGGGCCTAAGGTCTCGGATATGACGCAGAGCGACCTTTCCCGTTGGTACATCGGGGCAAGGAGGAAAGGAGACATGATAGAGGACAGGGAGGTGCCGGAATGACATTCACGGCCAAGGCGGACGGATTGCTGAAGATAATCGACCCAATCGTCGGAGTAGCTGGCAAGGGTGCGGAGGTGACATTCAATCTCACCGAGAGCATGGCAGAGGTCAGCATCGCGGACGACAGCGAGAGCGCACTCTGCAGGATGTCCGCAGACATCTCCAGGTCGGGGATCATCGGCGAATGGAGTGTCGGCAGGGACATATCCGTCACGCTCAACATAGACCAGCTCACCGCCGGACTGAAGGCCTTCGGGCCGGACGAGGTGGAGATCTCCTATTCAGAGGCGACCCGTCAGGTGAGCATCGAGAACGGCACAGGGAGGCGCACCATGCGCACATTGGATGCGGTGAGGACCTCCAGGGATATCCGGTTCCGGCCGTGCACGGAGATCAAGGCCGACCCCGCGGACCTGAAGAAGGCCTGCGGATTCGACAGGATCAGCGACAGCATGTCGTGCACCCTAGAAGGCGGCAGACTGTCCATCGGATGCGCCACGGAGAGCGAGACGGCCGAGATCTACATCGACACGGACGTCTGCACTAAGCATCGGTCGTTCTACTCTTCGGAGATCGTCTCCGACATCTTCCGCCACATCCACGCGGAGGGGCCGGTCTCGATCAGCCTATGCGACGATGCCCCACTCCGCCTGTCATTTGATTACGACTGCGCGAGGTTCTACATATTCGTCGCGCCCAAGATAGAATCGGTGTGATGCCAATGGATGCCGTCAGTCAGAAGATCATGGATGTGGTCAGGGATGCGAACGACTCGAATACCGAGATCTGCTACAAGGATTTCCTCCAGATGAAGATCGCAGCACCGCCGACCATCCAGAAGAAGATCCGCGAGCTCCTCGACACCGGTGAGCTCATCGGTCTGGAGGTGCAGACCCCGCACGGGATGAAGAGGTTGCTTTTCGTCCCGGAGCGGTTCACGTCAGCAGAGGGCACGGTCATCATCCGGCAGAACGGAATGCTGATCTACCACCTAAAGCGCATCGCCGACAGCCTGGAGCAGGCCAACTCCTCCAGGCCGTTCATCCCTTCCGATGTCCCCTCTAAGAGGAGGAAGACCGACGGCAGGCTGCAGACCAAGCTGTGGAGCACAGAGAAGGAGGGAAAGAGATGAGTATCAATTCGGGAAAGAAGTTATCGAAGATCGTGAGACCGGAGCACGGAAAGACACCGGAGAAAGAGAAGGCGATAGAGGACGAGAGGGAGAGGATACCTCCGGCACATCGGGAGGTGAAGCAGTTGACTGTATCGTTCGAGATGATCAAGAGGCTGATGGTCGCATATCCCCAGAGTACCATCAATGAGAGCGGGGAGTTCTGCACCCAGTTCGACAACTATTTCAGCTTAGACTCGTGCGCAGACAGCTCAGAGGTGGAGTGCAAGGTCCTGGAATGGTTCTCCAGGCCCGCATACAGGGGCGGGACATCGAAATCGCGTAGTTACATGAGGGGAGGATTGGAGACGTTCTTCGATCGCGAGTTCTCCGACAGGGAGATCGAGCGCATCTACACACATTTGGGGAACAGCATCAGCCGTGAGAGAACGAAGAGGTACATTGCATCGGGATTCGACATCAGCGTCCTATCGGAGGATGACTGATGGCCATCAGTGAGGCACAGCGTCAGGAGATAATCGATCTCACAGGCAGCATGTCGGTGAGAGAGATTGCGAAGCGAGTAGGAGCGTCCAAGGATGCGGTGCACAGGGTGCAGAAGAGCATGCGCGACAGCTCTCAAGGTGTCGCGAAAGTCTCCAAATCTCCCACTCCCGCGCGCACCCGCGATAAGGAGACAGCACCCTCCGCGACAGTGTCGCAATCTGTCGCACAGCGTGTCGCGGTCGTCTATGATACGCCATTGCACATCATCGGCAGGCAGGCCATTGCTTCGACCATGACGGCACAGCTCGTCTCGGAGCTCAAGCTCTACGAGGAAGCGAAGGCCCGTGCAGAGGTTGACCCTCAATCCAAGTGGGAGATGGTGCAACATCAGAAGCTCATTCAATCGGCACTCCGTGACCTTGCGAAGTGGTGCGGTCTCGACAAGGGAACAATGCCCGGAGCGGACGATACCGTTGATAGCGTGACCGAGGACAATGTCCGCAGCATGACCTTGGACGATATGCTGCTCCTCGCCAAGAAACTCTGATGATACCATGACTGCCCGGTCCTCCGAAGTGAAGGCCGTCCTCAAGGCCGAGATTGTGCGCCTCGCAAGCGCGAAGCACCACCTATACGATTACGTTGCAGAGACCGTCCTCTGCAATCCGACTTACAAGGACGGAGAGCACATCCATCTGATCTGCGAGACCATCGAGAACTTCCTCGATCAGGAGGAAAAGAGGGGCCTCATAATATCTATGCCTCCGAGGCATATGAAGTCCACGATCGGGAGCGAATGCCTCCCGGCATGGTGGCTGTCCAATCATCCGCAGGGAGAGGTCATCATAGCATCCTACAACCAGTCGCAGGCGCGTAAGATGTCCAGAGCATGCAGATTCAGGTTCGACAACGATGTGCACCGCAGGATCTGGCCTCGTCAGGTATTCTCCGTCGATGCCGTGGACGAGTTCCAACTCGCTGGCAAGAGGAACGGGAGACCCTCGCTCATCGCCGCAGGTGTGGGTGCAGGACTGACGGGCTCCGGAGGTGACCTGGTCATCATCGACGACCCCGTGAAGGGCATGGAGGAGGCCGAGAGCATCACCATCCGGGACAAGACCTACGACTGGTTCACATCGGTGGCCTCTACGCGTCTCTCCCCGGGAGGGAAGATCATCCTCATCATGACCAGGTGGCATTACGACGACCTCGCAGGGCGCATCCTCAACGACGACGGGGACAGTTGGCAGGTGCTCAATCTCCCCGCCATAGACGATGAAGGGCGTGCGCTGTGGCCCGAGAGGTTCACGATAGACGACCTCCAGAGGAAGAAGGCGGCGATGGGATCCCGCGTGTTCGAGGCCCTCTATCAAGGCCGTCCGACCCCTCTGGAGGGTGGGATGTTCAAGGTGGATAGGATACAGCTCACAGACCATCCGTTCCCACGTGAGGCGCAGAGGTGCCGCTATTGGGACAAGGCGGCGACATCGGGAGGAGGGGACTACACTTCCGGATTCCTGCTCGCGGAGAAGGACGGCAGGTACTGCATCGAAGACCTTGTTCATGTGCAGTACTCTCCGGCGGAGGTGCAGGCATCGGTGCGCTCCACGGCATCCTTGGACGGGCCCGCCACGAAGATCCGCATGGAGCAGGAACCGGGCTCGTCCGGAGTGGACATCATCGACCTGTACGCAAGGGTCATCCTGCCAGGATTCGACTTCCGCGGGGACAGGGTGACAGGATCCAAGGAGCTCCGGGCAGGGCCGTTCGCGGCGGCCATCGAGAACGGGCTGGTCTCCATGGTACGCGCGAGTTGGAACCGCGAGTTAGTGGAGGAGTTCCGCGAATTCCCACTCGGCTCCCATGACGACATAGTGGATTCGGGGTCGGGAGCTTTCGCCGAATTGAGCGCAACGCCTCCGCAGAGACTGTACTTATTTTGACTGATTACACTTTATCCCCCACACGCATCTAATCGTGATAGCATGGGCATCATGAGCAGACTTTTCCATAAATCGAACTCTCGTGAGAGCGGCGTGTCTGCCATGGTCCTCTCGGGGCTCTTTGCCGACGGGGAGGCGCTCACATCGCCCCATGGACAGGCCAAGGCCGGATATCTGAACAACCCTTACGTCAGAAGAGCTAGCGATTTGTACGGTGCATTCACGGCACGTCCGGACACGCTCATCTTCGGAACGGACGGTCAGCAGATCGTCAGGGATGATCATCCTCTCATGAAGCTTCTAGACCGCCCAAACCCCAGCATGGACAGGAACGAGTTCATGATAGAGATCGGCACGAACCTCGGCATCTACGGCGAAGCTTTCGTCTTCCCCCTGAAGACCGCCTCCGGCGTGAGGAAGCTCTTCGTCATATCACCGCAGAGTGTCATGGCGGAGGAGACCGGCGACCCTCTCGACCCCATCAAGTGCTGGCGGGTCTCGCGCGGTACCGCCGGGATCATGACGCTCGAACCGCAGGACCTCATCCACATAAAGCTGCACAATCCCGACCCTGCCAGCGTCAGGGGATGCTCCCCCATCGTCTCGGCCAAGAAATCGGTGGAGATGCAGAACGCGATTCGGGATTGGAATATCGCCATGACCAAGAACGGGGCCAAGGGGTCGGTCATCATCGAGGTCCCCAGAGCTCTTACAGACGCGCAGTTCGAGGGGATGACCAAACAACTCCAGAGCTATTACGGCGGGACGACCAACGCGGGCAAAGGGATGATCCTCGACGACGGGAAGAAGGCCACCAGCCTGGGGATGACCTCCGTGGAGATGGACTATGTCCAAGGCACAGCCATATCCGCAAGAGAAGTATCCATCGCATACGGCATCGCGCCGGAGGTCCTGGGGGACAGCCAGAACAAGACCTACGCGAACATGTCCGAATCCTACCGCCAGACCGTACAGACGACCGTCATCCCTCTGCTCAAGCTGATCTACGGCGCTCTGTCGGCATACCTCCTGCCGTTCTACCCGGACGTCTCCAGGATGACATACGACATAGAGCAGGTCAACGACCTCATGGGAGACCAGACAGAGGTCTACACCGCACTGGAGCAGAGCTCATTCCTGACCATCAACGAGAAACGCGAGAAGCTGGGCTACGAGCCCCACGTAAGCTCCATGGCCGACAGCCTGCTGGTCAATATGGGAGTGATGCCCATCGACGAGATAGAGGACGTATCGGCACCGCAGGACGGGGACGCAGATGGCGTCCTATAAGCCCTCGATGAAGGCGTACGAGTTCTCGCCGGAGATCAAGGCGGTCGGGAACCTCTCCCCGTACAAGCAGAGGCTCCTGCACCGTCAGATCGAGCTCATCCGGAGCAAGCACGAGAGGACCATGCGCTACAACCTCCGCACGGCATTCAACCGCCAGCTGAAGAATCTGATAGCCCTCGATGACGACCCCACCTTCTACGACCTCTCCGATGCAGTGCTCTCGGTCAACCCGATGTTCGAGCGCATCTACACATCTATGTACACACGCATGGCCGACGACATCTATCCCATGGTGGAGACCACGGCCAAGGTCAAGAGCGCGTGGCAATCGCTGGAGCACAAGAGCGACGAGAGCCTGCTATACTATCAGGTCCTCGTGCAACAATGGATTGAGGACAACTGCGCCCGGAACATCGCCGGGATCAACTCCACGACCATGGAGCAGATCCAGAAGGCGTACATGTCGTCAGAGAGCATGGTACAGTTCCGGGACGACATCACGGACATCTTCAACAACAACATCAAGACCTACAGGGCGAACGCGATCGCCAGGACGGAGACAGCCTGCGCCAGCAACCGCACCGAGCTAGTCACGATCGAGAGCATGGATCCTCCGAAGGACACCGTGAAGGAATGGCAGGCGACGACCGATTCACTGACACGCGAAACGCACATGCACCTCAACGGGAGGCAGGTACCATTTGACGACAAGTGGACGTGGACCGGGAAGTACGGATACGTTCAGATGGAATGTCCAGGGGACAGCACCCACGGGGCACCTGCTGCGGAGTTCATCAACTGCAGGTGCTACTTCACCGTGCATGTCTGATTATCCGTGTTTATGCTGATAATAGACATTGAGCGACACTAATCATCACACATGGTCGCACGGAAGAATTTCACTATCACAGAAGTGAAAGCGGACGACGGTCTCGGCTCTTTCGAGGGAGTTCTTTCCACCTACGGAAACGTCGACCGGGTCGGAGATATCTGCGAGCCGGGCTGTTTCGACGCGTCCATCGCCGAGAAGGGCACCAAGTTCCCGCTGTGTTGGAACCACAACGACAACGAGATCGTGGGGTCTTTCCACGTTGTCAGCACCGAATCGAACCTCCTCATCAAGGGGAAGCTCAACTTCGGAGTGCAACGTGCGAAGGAGATCTTCTCCCTCCTTAAGGAGGGGGATGTGAAGGGATTGTCCATCGGTTACTCGACCAAGAGGGCGACCTATGACCAGGACGGCATCCGCCACCTGATCGAGGTCGATCTGTGGGAGGGGAGCCTCACGGCATTCCCGGCCAACCCGATGGCAGAAGCGCAGGCGAAGACTATGAAAGGGACCACTCAGGGCACCGTCAGGTCCCGGTTGTCGAGATCACTCTCACTCAAGAAGTTCACCAAGGAGGACAGGGACGAGATCCTTGCACTCCTCGACAAGGCCTTCGAGGATGAGGATGAGGTCGAGGACGAGCCTGAAGGTGCAGATGACGAGACCCCGGACAAGGGATGCAAGCCCAAGACCAAAGCGGAGGGCGATGGGCCCGAAGACGAGGATGAGGATCCCGAGGACGGCAAACATGTTATGACCCCAGAGGTCAAGAGACTGCTCCGGGACAACCTATTGGCACTCCAGGAGCTCAAGAAGGAGATGAACGCATGACAGCAGCAGATGAGTACAAGGAGATCATCACCCTCCTCCGTGAGCAGAAGGCCATCGCCGACGAGCTCAGGGGCAACGTCGGGGCATACGGCGAGGTCAAGAAGGAGATGGACGCTAATCAGGCAGAGCTCAAGAAGGCCCTTGAGGCAATATCCGACCTCCAGGAGAAGAGCATCCTCTCCGGGGCCGGCGGAAAGCTCGGATGGAGAGACACGGACGAAGGGAAAGGATTCAGTTCCTTCGCGAGGAAGGGAGTCAAGACCATGGCCACCAACGACGGCCCGGTCGGAGGCTACCTCGTGGTGGGAGAGGTCGCTTCGGAGATCCTCCGCCTCGCGCAGGACGACAACGTCATCAGGACGCTCGCGTCGCAGATGACCGTGGGATCGGGGTCTACGCAGATCCCCATCGAGGATGAAGGCGAGGATGCCTACTTCATCGGCGAGCTGGAGACGAGGCCGTCACAGACTGACCTCAAGTATGGGCTGAACAACCTCGAGATCAACGACATGTACGCCTCCGTTAAAATATCGCAGAACCTCATAGACGATGCCGTCTTCAACGTAGAGCAGGACATTATGACCAGGATCTCCAAGAAGTTCGCGAAGGTCGAGGAAGACGAATTCATTAACGGTTCGGGATTCAAGTGCCCCGAAGGTATCCTCGTGTGCGACAAGGTCCAGACCGGGAACGCGACGGCATCGGCAACGGCAATCACGGCGGACGAGGTCATAGACATCAGAGGATACGGAGAGGTGGCCAAGTCCAGCGTGGAGAAGAACGCCACCTATCTGATGAACTTCAAGACCGCGCTCAAGCTCAGGAAGCTCAAGGACACACAGGGGCAGTATCTCTGGCAGCCTTCTCTCGCAGCAGGCATGCCCCCGACGTTCGACGGTATACCCGTCGTCAAATCCTGGGCCATGCCCGACATAGCGGCGAGCGCGTCCCCCGTGGCCTATGGGGACTTCTCTGCGTATAGGATAGCCGACAGGAAGGACATCAACATCCTCCGCAACCCGTACCGGTACTCCGGACAGATCTTGTTCGAGTTCACGAAGCGGGTCGGAGGGATGGTCGTCGACGGCAACAGGATTGCCAAGGTGACTATGAAGTCGTCTTAAGGAGGTTGAGGTATGAAATATGAGATAGCAAGCCAGTCAAAGGTCGCGATCAGTATCGCACCTGCCGTGAAGACGACCAACACAACAGGAAACGCAGTCGATGTGTCCGGTGCTCTCGAAGCATCGGTCATCATCACGGTCGGAGCCTATGTCGATACGACCTTCACTTTCAAGCTAGTGGAATCCGATGATGACTCGAACTACACAGATGTCGCATCCAGCGACATCTATGGAACGCCCATCAGTGTCGCCGCGACCAACGATGCAGCGCAGACCGGGATCATAGGATACAAAGGATACAAAAAATACATCAAGGTCGTCGCAACGAAAGGCGGAACCGCATCTACAGGTAATGTCATCTCTGCGGTCGTTGTCCTGAACGGGTGCAGGCACGCACCTACAGAATAAGAACACCCCCGGGAGGAGGGCATCCTCCCACTCCTCCCGCCATTTTTATCCTGATTATACGTAATGCAACGTTCCAATCTAATGCGCATGCTTAGCCTGGTCTTAGTGTACGATCCGACGACACGGATGCTCGACACCTCGGACGAGTACGCAGGGACGACTATAGACAACTTATCCGCGGACATCACCGTCAACGGGATCCCGGAGGGATACACCGCGAGGCTGGACTTCCGCGTGAAGGTCAGGTCGGCGCAGGGCCGGATGGTCTACCCTTTCCTCATGCTCGATGCAGCCGGGAAGTGCACCCTCAACGTAAACATCCTCAAAGCATGCAAGGCGGACCTCAAACTCCCCCTCCAGCTCGTCCTTTCCAGGGATGCGGGAGACGGACAGCAGGAGATCATCGCCTCGAAGAACCTCGTCTCCCTCAACGTCTCCCCCGCGATCAACGCCATGGGCTCCATCGAGACCGCTTACGGCCTCTTGATCGAGAGGGCGATAGTGGACGTCACCGAGGACGGCGGAGAGATGGTGTTCACCCGTTTGGACGGGTCCACCGTGACGATCAACGTCGACGACGACTTCGTCGCATGGTCCGATGTGATGACGTCATGGCCGGCAGATCCCGGCGATGAGAACGTCCCGAGCGTCAAGGCCGTGGATGACACGTTCCTGAAGAGCCGTCTCTCCCAATCCGATCGCCTGTTGATGACAGATGCGGTCGGCGATGTGGATGCCACGGGCCCCCGCGTCGTCGATGCATGGAGCGCAGTTCCGAGCGACGACAACCTCCCGACGGAGAAGCTCGTGAGGGACGACCTGGACACCAGGGCCCTCGATGCCGATGTCGTGCACAATAACCGCGGAACGCCCGTGTGGAGCTCGCTCATCACCTACGCCCAGGACTCGACGGTGACGTACAACGGGGACCTCTACATTTCGCAGAATGACAGCAACAGGGGCAATATTCCCGATGAACCGCTGACCGCATGGTGGACGCTCGTCCGCGGGAGCGGGGGCGGCGGAGGTGACGATCCCGGGGCGTACCGTGTGTTCCTCCTCGGAGACGGAAGCTCCACCGAGTTCGTGTGCAATCACGGATTCAATACCTTTCTGACGGCACATGTCATCTACTCCAACCTGGATGACAGGGAGACCGTGGATGCGGTCTTCGAGCGCATCTCCAAGAACCGCACCAAGGTCACATTCTACACCCCGCCCGCCGAGGACGGGTTCACGTGCGTGATATATCGCCCCGGTCTCGGACCCGAGAACGTGGTGAACAGCTTCAACGGGCAGACCGGGGACGTGGAGATCACCGGGGACGACCTCGATGTGCTGTCCACGGTGGCACAGGCCCTCACCTCGGCGCAGAAAGCGCAGACCAAGACCAACATCGACCTGGAGAACGTCGACAATACTAGCGACGCGATCAAGCCCGTCAGCGGTCCGCAGCAGACCGCCCTCGACGGGAAGGTGGACAAGATCGCAGGGAAGGGACTGTCGACCGAGGACTTCTCGACGGCGGAGAAGACCAAGCTCTCGACAGTCGAGGAAGGGGCGGAGGTCAACGTCAACGCGGACTGGACCGCTGCGGACGGTGACGCGCAGATCCTGCACAAGCCCACCCTCGGAACGGTCGCAGAGAGGGACGTCGGAACATCCTCCGGACAGGTTCCCGTACTCAATGTCAATGGGAAACTCCCCGATTCGGTCATCCCTCCTCTCGCGATAGGCGAGTACGCCGGATCCGTACCGACCAAGGCGGAGCTCGTGACGCTCACGAACGCGCAGAAGGGGGACATCGCCAAGGTCACGGCAGACCCCGACATCGACAACGACGGTGTGTGGTTCCTCAACGGACTGTACTCCGACCTCACCGCATGGATCCAGATCGTGGGCCCCGGGGCCGTCATATCGGTGAACGGGCAGACGGGCGTCGTCACACTGTCCTACTCGGACGTGGGCGCGGTACCTACGACCAGGAAGGTCAACGAGAAGCCTCTGTCGGCGGACATCTCCCTCGGAGCTTCGGACGTGGGTGCGGTGCCCACCACTCGCAAGGTCAATAACAAGGCGCTGTCTTCGGACATTGCCCTCACGCCTGCGGACGTGGGTGCGGTGCCCCCGGAGAGGACGGTCAACGAGAAGCCCCTGTCGGCGGATGGGGTTCTCACGCCTGCGGACATCGGGGCGGTGCCCCCGGAGCGTACCGTGAACGGCCATGCGCTCTCTTCCGATGTGGTCCTCACTCCCGCGGACATCGGGGCCGTGGAGGCCAACGCAGGCATCGTAGCGGGCACATTCACTAGGATCACCGTGGACGCCAAGGGCCTGGTGACCCTCGGCGAGGCATTGGACGCCACCGATATACCATCCCTCCCCGCGTCTAAGATCGGGAGCGGGACCCTCAATGTCTCGCGCATCCCCACCGGGAACGCGGCGAACAAGGTGCTGATGCTCACGGAGGAGGTCGGCATGGGTCAATCCATCAGGCGCACGGCGACAGGATGGGACCCCTTCACCCCGTCGTCCTCTGACCTGGCGCTCTTCACAGGGACCATAACGGGGGACGGCACGACCAGAGTCTTCACTCTCAACCATGGTTTGAGCGGCATCCCGGTGGTGACGCTCTACGAGGATGGAGAGATCATCTCCACGACCGTGGTCTGCACGTCATCGACCATCCAGGTCACATTCTACACGGCACCGGCAATAGGGGACATTTTCACGATAAAGGCGATAGCATGAGCAAGAAAGAGTACAACGGATTGACAGTGGACGGCCCGATCAAGGGAAGCGTCCAGGCGAGCGCGGCGGGAGATGTCCCGATACTGAACAGCGATGCGGAGCTCCCGGGCTCCATCATACCAGACACTACGGTGGCGTTCACGGTCCCGGCGACGGCATGGACAGGAACGGGGCCGTACACCGCGGAGGTGACGGTCGCGGACGTCGCAGGCATAGCGACACCGATCATCGGACCCGATGCTCCGGACGGGAGCACCAGAGAAGCACTCGCGGATGCGCAGATCACCGCACTGTCGGTGAGCGCTTCGGGGAAGGTCACGCTCGTCGCTGACGGCGACAAGCCCTCGATCATGCTGAACTGCATCGCGACCGGGATCAAGGGAGCGCAGACGGGACATGTCGTCTCCACATTCGGAGCAGGGGGCGGAGGCGTGGACTTCTATCTCAACGTGAGTGTGACGGCATCAGCCGGTACACCTGTGCTCTCGGGCATCAGCGTCGTGGCCACACCTACGACGGGAACGGCAGTCACAGGCTCGACGGATGCAGATGGCAAGGCCACGCTCGGGGTCAAGCAGGGAATGACCTATACCGTGGCGCTGTCCAAGGCCGACTTCACCATCACGCCTGCATCGTCTGTCGTGACGATACAGGACACGAGCACCTCACTCTCCGCGACGTGCTACGAGGCGCCGAAGCTCACGGTCACATGCACGGGGACGGACAAGGCAGGCCGTCTCGTCACCTGCACGCCCGAGGGCGGTACGACCAAGACGGGGACGACTAACGCCTCGGGACAGGTCACCATCGTCCTGGAGATCGATGACTACACCGTCACGGTGGATCATCCGACGGGACAGGGCGTATCCCCTGCGAGTGCGAGCGTCAGCGCGACGGCCGGCGGAGTGTACTCCAAGAGCTTCACCATCCTGGACAAGCCCACGGTGGCCATCACAGTGGATGACAAGAGCTCCTCGGGATACCAAATGGGCAGGACCATCACGGCCACTCCCGGCACGGGAACGGCCATCACAGGGACGACCAACGCCTCGGGGGTGGTCAGCCTGACGCTCATGGCGGGCGTGGCGTATGTCATATCATGCGACTATCCGGTCGGGTACGTCCAGCCTGTCAACTATCCGCTCACTCCGGTGGCGGGGCAGACCTACTCGCACTCATTCGACCTCAATGAGGAGGCGCAGATCACCGTCTCCGTGACGCCTACCGCGATCAGGGCAGGCAGGACCATCACGGCGACAGCCACGGGCATGTCCCCGGTGACCGGGACGACGGATGCATCGGGTTCGTGCACGCTGTCGCTCCCTGCGGCGACGTGGACGATCGCCTGCGACACCCCCGCGGGGTACTTCGCCTCTGCATCGCAGTCGCAGACCACTGTCGCGGGACAGACCTACAGCATGTCATTCGCCCTGGACAAGAAGCCGGTGCTGACGGTCACGGTCACACCTACGGCGGCAGCCTCCGGACTGCTCGTGAGGGCGGTCGGAGACACCACGGTCACGGCGTACACCAACGCCTCGGGCGTGGCCACACTGGAGCTCGTCGAGGACGAGTACCTCGTTTCTGTGGTGGCACCTGCAGGGTACCTCACCCCTGCGTCGCAGTCCCTGACGGCAGTTAGGAACGTGGATTCGTCGAAGAGCTTCGCACTGCAGACAAAGCCCACTGTGGCGGTGACCGTGGTGGACTCGTCCTCCTCGGGATACCAAATGGGCAGGACCATCACGGCCACCAATGGCACCGATACGGTGACCGGACAGACCAACGCTTCGGGAGTTGCGAACCTCACACTCAACGGCGTGGGGTCGTACACTATCTCCAGCGATCTTCCGACAGGAGCGACATGCGACCCTGTGACGATCGTCGCGGAGGCGGGTGGATCGTACACCGCCGCGCTCGTGCTCAACTTCGGATTCACGTTCTCGCTGTCGGTCAACTCGACGACATTGCGGACCGACCCTACAGGAGCATGGACATACGACGATGATGCAGCAGGACTAACACCCATGGCGAACACAAGGACCTCGCTCGGTGCCGTGTCCTCCGTCGGATCGTGGGGATTCAGGGCCAACAAGCTGTTCAAGAAGATGTACTACGCGACATTCAACACGGACGGATCTATCTCGATGATACTAGACCCCGACAACCTCGCACTCGACGAGGATGGGAACGCATCGGACATCACGACGAAGAACACGATGCTCGTGATCCCCACGCTTTACATGAAGGGGGAGAGCGGGAAGTTCACCCTCTCGGACAAGTCCGCGAATGGAACGGCAAGAGCTCATACCATAGGAGGGCACGTCTACGACAACCTCGCGCTCGGAGTGTACAACGGGTTCGTGTCCGGATCGAAGCTCATGTCCATATCGGGAGTGCTGCCGACGAAGTCGACCCCGACAACGAGAGCGACATTCAGGACAGAGGCCAATGCGAACGGAACCAACTGGATGCTTTGGAACTACTGGATGTGGAGGCTCATGTGGATGATCACCACGATAGCTCTCAAGAGCTCCGACGGACAGAGGAAACTCGGACAGGGAGGTCACGCCTACGGATCCAACACTACAGGAGTGACGAATGCCATGGGTCCGTTCGCGGGAGATGTCTCCGGAACATCCTCGGCCATGAAGTTCCTCCTTGAGGATTGGTGGGGATCGCAGTACAACTTCATCGACGATTTCATCGGAACAGGAGGAACGTACTACGCAGGACAGAACGCGATCCCGACAGACAATACCTCGAACAAAGTCCAGGTTTTCAACAATCTGACATCAGGATGGTGGTACGGCACGACGATCAATCAGAACGACCTCGCATTCGGCATCGCATCAGCAGCAGGAGGCGACAACGCCAAGGGCCTCTGCGATGGTCAGTATGGTTCTTCGACTTCGAGCAATCGGCTTGGGTGTGTCGGTGGCCATTCGGAGGGTGCGTCCGATGGGAATGCCGGTCCCTCGTGCTTGAATGCTAGTTATGCTCTGTCCACTTCCGATTCGGCTATTGGGGCGCGCCTGGCCTTTGTCTTTGACGACTGATAGAAGACCGTTTATAGAATAGACAGGGAGAGGATGGTGACATCATGAGAACGACAACGGGTATCAGGGGCTCGGCGAGACCCGCCGATTACATCAGCGGTCCGACGGGCTGTTGGGTGCACTATAACCTAGTGCAAAGCATGGACGAGGAAGAGCGCGTCGTGTGGACATACGACGGCTTATGGTTCGAGGTCGGAGAGTATGAGGACGTCGAGCGGGGCATTCTTCCCGCAGGGGAGGTGTGGACGGCGGAGACGCACCTCATCTTCCGCACCGCGCAGCACCGCAGGACGGACGACCTTTACAACATGGCCTACAGGTCCAAGCGCACCGCGGTGAACCCGACACCGTGGACGGAATACATCTCCGCCCTCGACGCATGGAACGATGCGGTCTCTGCACTTGCGACGGACCTCTCGGTCGATGTGCCGGAACTCCCCGCGGTCCCTTCGTGATCGCAGGCCAGTAAACCCCTTAGACCATTTTTATTCTGATTATACAACTTGATTTTAGACCATCTGTGATACGGTGATACATTGTCACTAAGCAAAACAGGAATATTCGCTGTTATGCTCGCCCTTCTGGTCTGCGTCGGAGGTGCCGTTCTCATGAATGGTTCCGATGACGTCGACGCGGTGGGCGAGACATACGAGATACAGTACGTCGTAGCGGATACGACATACTCCTTCACCGGCACGTCGGCGACCGTGGTCCTCAAATCCATCGAGGAGCTCGGTCTAGACCTGCCCGAAGGCAAGCAGATGGACGGGTGGCAGTACCACGGAACGGCCATCACGGTCGGAGCAGGCTCCACCGTGACGCTGTCCTCCGATGCTGCTACCGTCTTCGACGCGATCATATCCGACATTGAATACACCGTCCTGTTCGTGGACGGGGAGACCGTCATATCCACGGGCACATACGGCTACGGCGACGCGATCGTCGCACCCGTGGACCCGACGAAATCCGGTTTCACCTTCGGAGGATGGTCCCCGACTGTCGCCGAGACCGTGACCGCAGACGCGACTTACGGCGCGACATGGAGTGAGATCTTCGCCGTGAAGTGGGTCGTCGAGGGCGTCACCGTGGCGACCGGGACGACCGAGAGCACCGGGACGCTGAACGTCCCTGCAGATCCCGTCAAGGATGCCTTTAGGTTCCTCGGCTGGACCGATGCGGACGGAGCGACCTACACCGCGGATTACGAGTTCACAGGGAACACAGTGTTCTCCGCAGGGTTCGCAGCCGAGGTATACAAAGTGCTCTTCGTCTACGGCGCAGATGAGACTGTATTCCTCACCGAGACCGTGGCGCACGGCGACGAGGCCATCAGGCCCGCATCCGTCCCTGCAGGCTATGCAGGCTGGGATTGGGACTTCAGCACCGCCATCGTCGCAGACACGACCATCACGGCCATTGAATCGGCGGCACCTGCCCCCGCGTTCTGGAGCACAGCGCTCGGACAGTGCGCGATCATCATCGCGGTCTTCCTCATCGGAGTGTTCCTTTGGGCTGTGTACACAGGCAAGATCACGATCCCGAAGGTCGGGGTGGTGAAAAAGGAATGAGGCTCATCGCCCTGCTCCTGTCCCCCTGGATGCAGGTGGGCAGGGGGATATGGGCGCTGGTCTCGATCCTCATCATACTGGAGGCTACAAAAATGATAGACGTTAACACGATCGTAACACCGGAGGCGTACCTCCCGCTCATGCTGGCCGCATCGGTCGTCATGGCCATCCTGATCGGTAAGCTCGTCAACGACACATTCTACCACCAGGCGGTGGATAACAAGATCTCCAAAGGTAAAATCGTGTCCGCTGCGGAGCTTCCGCAGGATAGGAGGTACCAGCTCGGCACCGTCGTGTCGATGATCCTGGCGATAGGTACGGGCATGTACCTGACAGCCTACGTCATCGACTACATCGGCATCGTCGGAGCCGGACAGTGGACCTTTGTCGCTTTCGCGGGGATACTCTCCGCGATCTCCGTCGCGGTCTACATCCTCATCCTCCACTGGGGACTCAGGGAGTTCCTGGTGAGGGCGAGCGATTACGCCGTCGACCTCGCGCAGACGGTCAAGGACGCCGCCACCAAGGTGACGGAGGTCAAAACCGTTGTCGAGGAGGCCAAGGAGATCGTGACCCCTACGAGAAGCGACGACGAACAACTTCCATGAACGGTTGCATTTTATGCATCTGTTCAAACCGTGACGAACCGTCACGGAAACCCTTTCCGGACCTTTTTATCTGATTATAGGTAATGATACATGCGGTCTCTCATGTGCGAACTGTGGTGATATCATGAGGATCGAGGACATCGAAGACCAGGAGATCGTCGAGGCGGTCACGATCGAGGAGCTGCGGAAGTTCATAGGGTATGCTCCCGGGAACTCTGCCGACGACGACTACCTGTCGCGTCTGATCGTGTCGCAGAGACAGGCCCTGGAGGATGCCATGGGTCGCATCATCGTCCTGCGCGACTTCGTATCCCATCCGTCGCGCGACGGTGCCGTGCGCCTCCCTCCTGATCTCCAGACCGTGGACAGCATCAAGTACAAGGATGCGGACGGCGAGGAGAAGGAGGTCACCGACTTCGAGCTCGATCTGGAGAACGACCTCGTGGTCTTCGAGATAGAGGGGGAATACAGCGACATACGCCTTTGGTTCTCGTCAGGCTTCGGAATCATCCCCGAGAGCATCAAGGAGGCCATCATGGTCATGTGCAAGTCGAAGTACGACCGTTCCACCGAGGACACCCTGGCCATGGTACGCCCATCGATTCAGAGATACTGGGTGGAGCACATATGACCGTCCGTTATATTCAGATTAAAACACCGGATGACATCGTGAAAGCGTGGGAGGATGCGCCGGCGGTATGGAGGGACATCGAGACCAACGCCATCCGGCTCATCATGCACGGAGATCCGAAGAAGGGGATCCTCTCCATGACTCCGTTGGCCAACGCCCACAGGTACAAATACCGCACGACCACGGCCACCCATCGCAAGGGCGAGCAGAACAAGAGGATCGTGCCCGGCAATCTCCGCAGGAACTTCTCAGTCACTGTCAGTGGCAATGTGACATCTGTCGGATTCAAGGCAGGGACCGGTCTGCAGTATGCGAACTATCAGCATGAGAGGTACGATCCCAGCCCGGCATACTGGACACCGGGCGCGAAGCGCGGATGGTCCACGCCGGGCACCACATCGAAGTTCGTCGAGAGGCCCCTCACGACCATGGCCGATCTGATCCCGGAGCAGGTCGGGAAGGAGATAGACAGACGTCTCATCGAAGGGGGTCTTTGATGGCCTACCCTTCCGAGGACTTCGTGACCTATCTCGAACAGCAGGGCATCGGCCACCGCATGTCCGACCTCTTCACGTCCGCGGACGCGGGCGCATACGATACTCGTCCGCTGGCGGTGGTGATACGCGAATCCCCCAGCACCAAGGCCCCGGAGGTCACCGAGGACGTGGATTATACGACCCTGGGGATCACCGTATCCGGCGCTTACGGCCAGGAGGGCGAGAGGACGACCGTCGACATGGCCGACCGCATCTATCGCGCCCTGCGCCTTCTAATGGACGTTTCCATAGACGGTACGCTGTACCTGTCGGTGAAGGCGGATACCCCGCCGACGCATGCGGGGTTCGACGAGTTCGGACGCTCGGTCTACGAGATCTCGGTCTCGATCATCAGATATCTAGGAGTGATCAACTATGGCAATTAAGGTACCCGGCTCGCTGGGAGGATTGCAAATAGCGGAGGAGTCCACCTACGGGGTGTCCCCCGCCACGGATTTCGAGTACATCGGATTCATGAGGACCATGAACGCCACCAACGCGTTCGACCCGGAGGAGCTGCAGGCTGACGGCAAGAGGGGTTACGCCGCGGTTAACTTCGGAGCACAAACTGCGGGCATCACAGCGGACATGAGTATTTTCCGCAGGACGGGGAGCTATGATTGGAGAAGGGCCCTGCAGCTCGTCATGGGCGCGTCCACGGGTTCGACGGATGATATCCCATCCTTTACCACGCTCATGCGCATCGCCCGCGACCAGTACGTCCTGGCCAAGGGATGCAAGATGGACAAGCTCACGCTGTCCTCCGAGGGGGTAGGTCAGCAGATCAGGGCGAAGGCAGAGATCAAGTGCATGAAGCTCCTTCCGGAGCAGTCGTCCAAGGCGGGCTTCGGCACCCTCGGGGACGAGGCAACGGTCCCGGAGATGCTCCCCATGACATACAATGCATATCCGACGTCCACGATCCCGGGGGCATCGACCATACCGAGCTCCAAGTTCACCCTCACGATCTCCAACGGCTTGAAGGCCAAGGAGGGCATCGTCGACGGTGTGCCCCTCGCGGCAGGCTCGGGGCTCGTACCGGACAAATGCGAGATCTCCCTGGAGCTCACGGTCATGTCCTCCTCATCGTTTTGGGACAACATGAAGCTGGCCAAGACATCCGGGTTCTCCGTGTCGCTGATCATCGACGGCGTGACCATAACCCTGCAGGGGTGCTATCTTCCGGGAGACGATCTCCCGTCGAGGTCGCAGAGCGAGTACGACGAGACCATCACGATCAAGGCGAATGACCTCACCTATGGGGTGTGACCATGGAGTTTGCATTCGACGGCGGCCGCTACATGGTGGACGACATGCCGGAGCTCCGTCCCGTGCCGATTGAGGAGATCCTCGAGCAGCACAAGGTCCGCTACATCCTGCGCACGTGTGCGCACGGGGATATCGTCCTCAAGCATATCACCAAGCGCATGAAGGGCCACCTCGACGTCATCAGGGCGTACAGGTACCCCAAGGCGGCGGAGCTCGATGCGGAGGCCTCCATCGTCTATCCCATAGCAATGGCGGAGGGTGCGGACAGCGAGGCCATCGAGAGGGCCAACGCCATCGCGGCGGAGCTCGCTCCGACCATGGACATATACGCACTCGGGTGCATCGAGTTCCCATTCTTGACGACATCGGACGACCTGGACGCATTCTGGGAGGCATTGGAGCCCGTCGAACAGGAGGCCATGCGCCAGATGCTCATCGTCCTCACCGCGTGGGACCGTGCCGTGGACTACTCCTACCTGGAGATCTGCGAGCGTTTCCATGTCGAGGTCGTCGACAGGGACCTCATCCGGAGCATGACCTACGAGCAGTACCTCGCGTTGCACTCGGTGGTCGTGCAGGAGCATGAGGCCACCCGGAAGCTGTACTCTGACATGGGGGTGAGGATGTGACCGATCTGTCCACGGAGATGAGTCGGTTCTCGGCCGCATCCCTCGGAGGGAGCAAGGAGCTCGGGGAGAAGAGCATGAGCTCGGTGTCGCAGGTCTCGTCAGGCCTCTATCAGCTCGGCCTCATCAACGAGGAGGGCGCGAGATACCTCTCCATGGCCACGGCGGCGATGCAGATCGTCGTCGGCTCCATCGGGATGGCGGCCGCGGCGAGGACCATCATCGAGGCGAGGAGCGCCCGCGAGGAGGCGGAGAGTTTAGCCAAGACCGCCGCCATGACCATCGCGGGACCGTGGGGATGGAAGAACATCGCGATCGCGGCAGGCGCATCCGTGCTCGCAGGCGCGGCCATGTACGCGTGCGTGCGCGAGGTCCGTCTCGGGGACTTCGACCTGTCCACGGCCGAAGGGCGCACCGGTGCCATCGATGCTGTGCAGGGGGCGGTCTGATGGCCTCCAGCCTCGACCGGTCGGTCATCTACACCTACACGTTGCAGACCAATGTCTCCGGCACGGCGCAGGAGATCGTGGAGGCCACCGGCAATGCGGACACAAAGGTCAAGGAGCTCAAGGCCAGCGAGGACCAGCTCTCGGCATCCGCGGACACCGCGACGGCATCCCTGACCAGGCAGGAGAAGCAGCTGCTGAAGCAGGTCACGGGACTCGTCGCGCTCAAGGGTGCGGTGTCCGGAGTGACCAGCGGGCTGATAACGATGGGGCTGGTCTCCGAGAGTGGGGCGCAGAAGCTCCAGATGCTCAATGCAGGGTTCCAGGTCCTCGCCGGATTCGCGACCGGGATCAAGGCTTTGCAGATGATGAATGAGAGCCTCAACTTGTCCCTGCTCAAGACGGCGATCCTCAATACCTACAATTCGGTCATCGACAGCCCGTGGAAGCTAGCACTCGTGAGCGCGGGCCTGGGCGCGGCCGCAGGCGTAGCGATAGCGTACGGTGCCTCCGGATCATCTCCGGCATCGAGCACCACGACCAATAACATCTACATCCAGGACACATCCAATCAGGCGGCGACGGCCAACGGCCTGAACGTCACGATCGACGGGGGGCGCATCATATGACCATCACGGTCACGAGAAACGGTTCGGCCGTGAGCTCCGCGATACGGTTCATGGCCATGTCCCCATGGGACAAGGCACCGAAGATCGTCAAGCACGACATCGACGGCGCCGACTTCGACATCATCCATCACGGCGGGATGCACTCGGCCACATGCACGCTCACGGGGTACTGTCAGCGCACATCCGCCAACGTGGCGATACTCAACAGCCTGAAGGACGGTTCGACCCTGACGGTCACGCATGACGTGGAGGGGACGAGATCGGGCATCTGCACCGCACTGACGCCGACTGCGGCGGGCGGAGGGCTGTTCGTGAACTTCTCGATGACAATAGTGGAGCAGTGAGGACATGGCGACTTATTGCAAAGTGAGGCTGTATGAGACTGTCGGAGGGCGCTACATCGACCTCTCGGATCATATTCAGGGGCCGACTCTGAAGTACGTTGAGAACTACGGAGTGACCGGGACCATCAACGTCATCAACGATCTCGACAGCTCGTCGCAGAACCTCTTGTCGGCGTCATGCAACCGGTGGAGCTCCGGGACGGGGGCAATCAAGACGGGTATGTTCCTGGAGATCTACAAGGGGAGCATCTCGTCATCCAACCAGTTGGGCATCTTCATCATCACGGATCTGTCCGTATCGGACGACGTGATCTCGCTGACCTTCGGGGATGCGATACAGATACTGAGGGCGACTGGAGGAGAGTACGTCAGGAATCACTATTTAGCAGGTTCATTTGATTGGAATGAAGGTCCTGGGGCTTTCGATTCTTTCGGCAATCTCTATCTAAACAAGGAATCGTATGCAATGGTTCACGGCGGGAGTTATAGGGATGCCAGATGGAGGGAGAACTTGTCTTTGAGCATCGCATCTGGAAGCGAGGAGATAAAGACCCGGACGGGCGGCGACTACTTGGAGTTCACGATCCCCTCTACGGGAGAATGCCTTCGCGCCATCACATTCAGCTACTGCAAGCGTCCGACCGGCGGAGGGGGCACGGGTTCCCTGAACGTAAAGATCGCGATCTCTGTCGGCGGATCGCAGATATCCAGCGTGAATCAGGATGTCACATGGACGGCATTTCAAGAGAGGACGTTCTCACTGCTCGTCAACGGCATTCCGCGCGATTCCGGACCCGTCACAGTACGGATGACAATCAACTCTAATTATGAGGCGTGGATAGTAGTGAAGACCGGAGACGCACCATCGTCATCATACTCGATCTACGAGGATGGGGTGACGACCACGGGGAAGTGTGCCGTTGGAACACTGGATTACTGTCAGACCACGTATAACGTCGAAGGTGCCGAAGACACTAACGATAAGACACATTGGATAATCTCGTCGATCAACGGATCCTCGTCATTCGACAGCTCCACGATACTGCCCGCATGGGGTGAAAGGGGGGGACTGTGGTTCAAGGATGAAGATCAGGGGGTTTCCATGTCGACGATATTCGATAACATCGTCCGTGGGGCTGGGTACACCCCATCAGTGATAACATCCACTCGTATCGTCGGGATATTCAGATGCAATGGAAGCTACTATCACGACTATCTCCTGGCATTAGCTGACATGACCGAGCCGAGTGGTGCTTATTCAGGCAGACAACACGGCATTGCAGCCTCGGAGACATCATGGGGGTCAATTTCCCTCGGATATCGCTACAAGGCCTCGGATTCGGCAG